TGCAGCAGCGGAACTTGCAGCAGCGGAACTTGCAGCAGCGGAACTTGCAGCAGCGGAACTTGCAGCAGCGGAACTTGCAGCAGCGGAACTTGCAGCAGCCAGCAAATAACTAGCGATTTAGTCTTCAAATTAAAAAGCCCTCAAAAGAGGGCTTTTGTGTTTGTAGATTTAAAAATAATGCTCAAACGAGGTAATCCATGGCAAACGCTTTATATCCAAAGTGGAAAGAGCAATTACTGCAATTTACCGCTAACAACGACTTGGACGGGCAAACCGTAAAAGCGGCACTAGTTGACACAGCGGTTTACGCATATAGCGCCGCTGACCAGTTTTACAGCGCCGCTCAGGCCGCGGTTGTTGGTACGCCTCAGGCGATTGCAAACAAAACTTTTGTTGACGGTGTGTTTGCAGGTGACGACGTAACGTTTGTTAACACAACAGGCCCGACCGCTGAGGCTGTGCTGATCTACATAGATACCGGCACGCCCGCCACAAGCCCGCTGGTTGCATATTTGGACACTGGCATTACTGGCTTGCCAATTACGCCAAACGGGGGTGACGTTTTAACAGCATGGAACGCTAGCGGAATTTTTGCACTGTAATAAATATGGCAATAGTCACAATCAACTTTGAAATATCACAAAACGGCTACACGCTAAAAGATGCAATCGTTTTGCCTGACGATCACGGGTTGACTGATGCGCAAATCGAGGTTATTAAGCAACAGCGTTTTGATAATTGGTATGCGGTAGTGACTGCACCACAGGTATTTGATGTAGTCAATCACTTAAATACTAATCGCAATGCAGATTTGCACGCTCCGCATTTTATTTGTAACGACGGTACAGAAATCAGCATTCAATCTTTGGATGATATTGTTACCTCTGAAACATTGTTTGATGTGCGTATTTATGAGGTTAAAGAAGATTTGTTATTAGCCGAGTACAGACTTGGATATGACAATACCTACGCAGATGTACCTTTAATTACAATTGAAGCGGTTATTGCTAGTCACGGTGGCGTAAATGGCTAATAGGTACTGGCGCGGCGGCACTGGCACATGGGATGCATCCAATACAGCCAACTGGTCTGCTACGTCTGGCGGTGCTGGCGGTGCAAGTGCGCCGACTTTAGCCGATGACGTGTTCTTTGACATCAACTCTGGTGCGGCAGGCTACACAGTCACGGTCGGCACCAATGCCGTGTGCAACGACATTACTGTTTCCGCACCTGCTAGTGGCGTAGCGGCTTTCTCTTTGGTGGCTACTTCAATACTTAGTATTTACGGCTCTATGTTGCTGAATACGTCTAGCAGTACATGGACCGGGGTAAGTGGGGCAAAGATTGATCTAAGGGCTACAACTACCGGGAAAACGATCACCACTAATGGCATATCGCTTATTAGCTCTGGCGGTGGCAATGAGCTTCGTTTTAATGGCGTGGGTGGCGAGTGGAGTTTAGGAAGTGCGCTCACGACTGTAACAATTGCTATGCAGGCTGGAATACTCAGAACTGCAAATTTTAACGTTACTCTTACGGGATCATTTTCGTATATTTCTGGCGCACAACTTACGCGGGCCATTTATTTAGGGTCTTCAACGATAGTCGTTTCTGGGTTTTTAGGCGCGGCGTCTGGCTTAGTAGCGTCGAATATTACGTTTGATGCTGGCACGTCCCTAATCAATATGGGCAACTCCAACACCGGTCTGAATGGTGGCGGGTTGACCTATAACAATGTGACGTGGACGAACACAGGCTCTGGCACAGTATCATTCACCGGCGCAAATACATTTAACAACCTGACGTTTACAAGCCCAGCGGCAACAGGATTACGCAATATCAGCGTAGGCGCAAACCAAACCGTCAACGGCACACTAACACTCGGCACAGCTAACACCACCATTCGCAGAATGTTCATGTTCAGCGATGTGGTGGGTACGCCACGCACGATTACAGCTAACGCCATTGCGGCACTGGCTGATGTGGATTTACGTGACATTGTGGCGGCTGGCGCAAGTGGTACATGGGCTGGCACTCGGTTGGGTAATTGTTTGGGGAACTCAAACATTACTTTTGATGCTGGTAAGACGGTTTATTGGAATTTAGCTACTGCTAGTAATGCTTTTGAAGCGGTTGCGTGGGCGACAACCAGTGGTGGAGTACCAAACGTTAATAATTTTCCATTGGCGCAAGATACGGCAGTATTTGAAAATGCAGGCGTTAGTAGTGGTGGCACCATTTCGTCATCGGCATCATGGAATCTAGGAACTGTTTCTTTTTCTACAAGAACTTTACCTATGACATTTGCTTTTACATCAACAAATTTCTATGGAAATTTAACATATTCATCTGCGATAACAATAAGTGGTGCACAAGCGAATACCTTTTGTGGACAAGGTGCTACTCAAGCTATTACAAGCGCCGGTAAAACAATAACTTATCCAATAACAATTAACAACGCAACCGGCACACTCCAACTGCAAGACGCTTTGACAACGTCCGGCGCATTTACGCTGACTAGCGGGGCGTTGGATTTGAATGATAATGACTTAACCGCGCTTACATTCAGCTCAAACAATAGCAATATTCGTGCAATTGCATTTGGTACTGGTAGTATTAATTTGACGGGCAATAACGCAAGCATTTGGAATGCCGCAACACAAACAGGATTTAGTTATACAGGAACTCCAACAGTAAATTTTACCTATAGTGGAGCTACAGGTACTAGGTCAATTTTCATCGGGAACGCAGCGGGCGCAACTGAAAGTAATGTTATAAATGCAAATATTACAGCTGGGACGGATATTGTTGATATTCGCGGAAGTGTAAATAACTATAACTACACTGGATTTTCAGGTAATGTAGCGGCGGCTGCTCACGCGATAGTTATTTATGGGAATGCCGTTCTTTCTTCTGGTCTAACTTATGGTAGCTCTGCATTTACAACAGTTTTTGCAAAGTCATCAGGCACGCAAACCGTAACTACGAATGGCAAGACACTTGATAACCCAATTACCAAATCAGGCGCTGGCACCCTGCAACTAGCCGACAACCTAACGCAAGGCGTGACGCGCACATTCACGCACACAGCCGGAACGATAGACCTGAACGACAACGACTTGAACGCTGGCTTATGGGCAACTACTGGCGCACTGGCTCGTCACTTAGACACTGGCGCAACTGGCGAACTTCACATAGCTGGCGCAACGTTCACGGCATCCGGTAGCAATCTGACGACCGAGGGTACGGGGTCAATCAGCATGGATAGCGCTGCAAGTAAAACTTTTGCAGGTGGTGGCTTTTCATGGCCTAAGCTTAATCAGGGCGGTGCAGGCGATTTGAACCTGACCGGCGCGAACCGTTTTAAGGATATGACCAATACGGTTGTGCCGTGCGCGGTGGTATTCCCGGCTAACGTGACAACGCAAGTTGAGAATTTTAGCTTGAACGGTACGCCGGGCAACTTGGTTTCAATCCGGTCTAGCGTGGCAGGCCAGCGGTTCGGATTGGATAAGGTGGCGGCATGACAATTATTGTTAGCTATTTAAGCGTTAAGGATAGCGCCGCAACGCCAGCCGCAGGGTTTTACGCTGAGTATTCAACCGACGCGGGGAATAATACGGGTTGGGTGATATTTGCAGAATCATCGCAGCAAGCTATATCTGTACCGCTGCATGAAAATATCAATCAATTTTTTGATTCTCGAATCATTTACAAGATTTCACCTGGTTTATTTGTAAATAACAACACGTTTTTTTCATTTGAAGTAAAGGCGCGAAATACTTTGCTGCCAAACCTGTTTGAAAACCAGAATGTTTTTTTTAATGCAAATATGTATCGCATTTCTAAATTTGCAGCGCGTAGCGGCAGGTTTAATAGTACACAATATGGCTCAAGGCCTGCAGCAGCTTCAATCAGTAAAAGGCAATCATGACCACACGATCAATTACAGCGCCGACAACAGAGCCAATAGATACGCTTACAGCGAAAGTCCATTTGCGAGTTGACCACAATGATGATGACGATCTGATCGATGGTTTTGTCACTTCTGCGCGCGAACAATGTGAACATATTTTAGGTCGATCAATCATGCCTCAAACTTGGGAACTTGTGCTTGATGCGTTCCCTAGCGATAACGATATCGAGCTTTTATATCCATCGATCATTGCTATTACCAGCATTAAATATGTCTCTGCAGATACTTTGCTTGAGGTTTCTTTGGCGCCTGATCAGTACGTTTTGGATAAAGACAGTGAGCCTGGTTGGCTTTTGCCTGCTAATGGATCATGGCCTGCAACTGCTGATGTTGCCAATGCAGTGCGCATTCGCTACACAGCAGGTTATGCAGATGCGGCTAGTGTGCCGGCAAGTATTAAAAACTGGATTAAATTGGCAGTTGGCGTTTGGTATAGAAATCGTGAAGCCGGGGTTGAAGCGGCAATTACCACTTTGCCGCATGACTTCTTTTCTGGGTTGCTTGATAGATACAGGATATGGCGGCTATGAGTTTACCTGCAGCAGGCGAACTTGACCGCCGTATTGTTATTAAATCGCAGTCTGACATTCCTGCAATGGGCGCTGCAATTACGCAGAATTTCACTACAGTTGCAACGGTATGGGCAAAACACCAGCCGGTAGGTGGTGCAATATTCTTTGGCACAAAACAAGTGGGTGAAGATGTCACAGACCGATTTATTGTGCGCCGCACTGGATTGGTAAATGAGCAGGATATTACCGCAAACCATGTGATTGAAACCAACAGCACGCGCTACCGCGTGCGCCGCGTCAGCGATCTGGAAGGCGCGCGTCAGTTTACGATGATTGAAGCGGAGTGCCTGGGTAATGTTTGAAGTTAATGCCACGATTGAAGGCTTTAGCCGGATTGACTTTGATAAAAAGAAAATACGCAGCGCATTACGCATTGAAGGCCGTGCTGTTCAAAAACTGGCAAGAAAGCTAGTTTCAAAACGGATTCTTAATAGTGTTGGTGATTATCCCGCCAGGCGAACAGGTAGCCTGATGCGATCTATTAAAGTCAAGGTTGCAAAGTCTGGTTTTCTTGTACGAATTGCGCCACAAAAAACGGCTGAAATGAAGGATTTCTACCCAGCCTTTCTGCATTATGGCAGCACAAAAAACAACCTGGCACCGCGTAAAAACTTTATGACAGATTCATTAGATGCACGTCGTGAGGTTTCGCGAGTGGCAATATTAAATGCGCTTGAAGGCGCATTAAAACCGAGATAATTATGATCGTTGCCATTGTTGAAGCATTAAAAACACGCACCAATGCGACATTTGCAGGGCGTATTGCCGGAGCTGCTGAGTTTGCAAAGCTTGAGCCAGATGCAAAACTTGCCATGCCAAGCGCATATGTAATTCCGCTGGACGATACGGCTCAGCCGAATAGCTCAGAAAATGGCTATTCACAGATCGTTCGTGATGGTTTTGCGGTGATCGTTGTTTTAAGCAACACAGCTGATGAACTTGGCAATAGTAGCGTAGCGCAAACACAGCCTATACGTAACGTGCTGAATGCGGCGTTGCTTTCATGGTCTCCAGACGCAGAGCATGGTCCAATTGAATACGAAGGCGGGCAGTTGTTGGATATTGACCGAGCACGCATGTATTACCAGTTTGAATACGCCTGTGAAACCGAGTTCACCGAGGCTGATACTTACCAGGCAATTAAGAACGCGGCATTACCAGAATTTACTGACATGAATCTCAATGTAGATATGATTCAGCCGTTTGACCCTAACCGAGTTGCAGCTGATGATACGGGACCGGATGGCACCATTGATGCTGTGCTTACAATTGAAGTGCCACAATAAGGAATAACCATGTTTATTAAACCGATTAACAACAAACATATCCCAGACCCGGTACGCGGTGGCTTTTTGCCTGAAAGCGGCAGTGAGGTCGATGTGAACGATATGTACTGGCAGCGCCGTATTAATGATGGCGATGTTGAAGTAGTCACAAAAAAAGCAGTAAAACCAAAGCAAGATTAATTAAGTTTTAAACAAGCCAGCCACCTTAGGGTGGCTTTTTTATGCCCGGAGGCAATATGACTGTGTCATTCAATACCACTCCTGCCAATTTGCGAGTCCCGCTTTTCTATGCGGAAGTGGACAACTCTCAAGCTGGCTATTTTTCACAAAACCTGCGCACGCTGATTGTTGGCCAAAAGACTGCAGCCGGTATCGGTGATGCTAATACACCAATGCTGGTATCACGCACTGATGAAGCAAAAGAGCTTGCTGGTGTAGGCTCAATTGCAGCGCGCATGCATGAAATCTATCGCGCCAATGATTCAACCGGCGAAGTATGGATGCTGCTGCTTGATGATCTTGGTGCCGGGGTTGCAGCGGTTGATACGATCACCGTCACAGGTAATGCGACAGAAAGTGGCACGCTTAACCTGTACATTGCCGGACAAAAACTGCAAGTTGCAGTGGTGTCTGCAGATACACCAACCATTATTGCTGCTGCGATTGCTGCCGCGATTACAGCAGCAGTTGACCTGCCTGTTACTGCCACGGCTGCGCTGGGCGTAGTGACATGCACTTGTCGCCATAAAGGCGCAATCGGTAATGATGTTGATTACCGGCTTAACTATCGTGGCCTTGCCGGTGGTGAAAAAACACCGGCAGGCATCACGGTGGCTTTTGCACAAACAACAGCAGGTACTGGTGTTTCAGTGTTGACTACGGCACTGGCTGCACTAGGCGATGAAGAGTATGACTTTATCATTCACCCATACACAGACAGTACCTCGCTTGATGCATTCAAAACCTTGATGAATGACACTACAGGCCGCTGGGCTTATAACCGCCAGATTTATGGCCACGTTTACTCAGCCAAAGCAGATACGTTCTCTAACCTGGTATCACTAGGTTTAGCGCGTAACGACCAGCACGCCTCAATTGCAGGCTATGAAACCGGCGTGCCTAATCCATCATGGGAATACGCATCTGCTTATGGTGCACGCAATGCCGTATTTATTGCCGCTGACCCGGCACGACCAACCCAGACCGGTGAACTGATTGGCATCTTGCCTGCGTCTGCATCAGGCCGCTTTATTCAAACTGAGCGCGGCACATTGCTTAACAGTGGCATTGCAACCAGCTATGTTGGCGGCAGCGCACAGCGTGTAGAGCGTGCGATTACCACCTACCAAAAGAACGCATGGAATCAGGCTGACCCATCTTATCTGGACAGTGAAACCCTGCACACGCTGGCGCATGTTTTACGCCGCTTGCGTTACGTGGTTACTCAAAAATACCCACGCCACAAACTCGCAAACGATGGTACCCGCTTTGGTGCAGGTCAGGCCATCGTCACACCAAGCGTAGTCCGTGGCGAAATCTTGAGCGAGTACGCAGAGCTTGAAGAGCAAGGCATTGTTGAAAACGCAAAAGCCTTTGCGGCAAACCTGATTGTAGAGCGTGATGCAAATGACCCTAACCGCCTGAATGTGCTGTACCCGCCTGATCTGGTGAACCAGCTGCGCGTATTTGCAGTGCTGGCGCAATTCCGTCTGCAATATTAATTTTAATCAAATCATCAGCTGTCAAGGAATCCTTGATAGCTGAATCTCGAAAGGAATCAACATGGCATCAGCTCCTAAAGTAGCAGGTACCTGCTACGTGAAAGTAGATGGCTCTCAGTTAGAACTAAAAGGCGACAACGGCATTGAAGTGCCGTTGCTGTCAGTGCAGCGTGAAGTGGTGATGGGTCAAAGTGGTGTAGCTGGCTTGAAAGAAACAGCCCGTGTTCCATACGTTAAAGGCACGTTTATCGTTGGTCCTGACTTCCCGCGTGAAAAGCTGGATGAATCAACCGACATCACCGTGACCGTAGAGTTTATTAACGGCTCTGTTTACACACTCAGCGGTGCATTTGTAGTGGGTGAAGTAGCTTATAAATCAGATAGCGGCGAACTTGAAGTTGAGTTCAATGGCATTAAAGGGATCTGGGCATGAAGGTAACTTTAGCTAAAGCAATCACCGCGCACGGCGTTGATGTAACCGAGCTTGAGCTGCGTGAACCAACCGGCAAGGATGTACAGGAATTGGGTTTTCCTTACATCGTACTGATGAACGGCGACGATCAGGCGTTGCAGATTCAGGTTAAAACCGTAGGCAAGTATGTTTCGCGCCTGGCTGCTGTGCCACCAAGTTCAATTGATCAGATGAGTGCTGGTGATTTGAGTGCATTGGCAGGGGTAGTACTCAGTTTTTTCGGGGTAGAAGCGGCAGCGTAGGTGATTTTGTAGATCGGGTGTTTGAGCTGGCATATTTTTGGCGCATGTCACCTGACTACATGTTTGAAATGCCGCTTACAAAATTAGAACTTTACGACGCTCAGGCTGAGCGTATTTATAAATTGAGAGAAGGTCCAGGCGATGGCGGATAAATTCCAGCTTAAAGCGATACTGACCGCGGTTGATAAAATCACCCCGACCACTACGCAAATCGGCAAGTCTATCAAGATCATGCATAAATCATTGCGTGATATTGGCAATGCCGGTGGTGAGCTCATGCGTAAAATCGGTGTGCCTGCTTTCCTCTCATTCAGTGCGGTAACGTTTGGCGCTATTCGCGCAACACAAGCGGCGATGGACTATGCAGGCAGCATTCAGGATGCTGCAGACAGAACCGGTGCTAGTGTAGAAGGCTACCAGGCAATGGCCAACATGCTTGGCTTGGTAGGTGGCACGGCTGAAGACGCTGAAATGGCTTTTACCAAGTTCAATAAAGGTGTTGCCGAAGGCTCAAGCGGCGCGGATAAAAACTTTGCCGGACTCATGAAAAAGTTAGGTATTCCGCTTAAAAATGCCAAAGGTGAGTTGGTAGGTTTAACCGATGTATTACCAGAGCTTGCTGCAGGCTTTGCAAGAAACAAAAACCCTGCGATTCAAACGCGCATGGCAATGGAATTGTGGGGTAAAAGCGGCACTAAAATGATCCCGCTTTTAAATGGTCTGGCAGATGGCAGCATTTCGCTAGAGCAGGCCATGAAAGATATTGTCAACAAACAGGCCATTACCGACCTGGACAACATGGGCGATTCAGTCACTGCCCTTGGCACTAAAACTAAGAATACGCTGACCAATGCCCTGGCTAAAATGGTGCCAGTGATTCAGCCTATTATTGATTCAATGAGCAAGTGGATCAGTGAAAACCAAGAATTTTTGCAATCACAAATTGCAGGTGCAATCACTGAGGTTGCTAATGCAATAAAGCAAGTCAACTGGGTAGAAACCTTCAAGGGCATTCAAGCTACGGTTGCTGACATTCGTGATTTTATCAATGCCATTGGCGGCGTTAAAACGCTTATTTATGGTCTCGGTTTGGCGTGGGCTGCCGGGCCAATAGCAGCAATAATGTCTATTGTTGGCGCAATTTGGCGGATGCGTCTCGCGTTTAAGGGATTAAAGGTAGATGCAAATAATGCCGGTACTGCTGTATCAGATGCATTTACAAAAAAATCTGCAGCTGGCCTAACCGGAACGTTGAACATGATGAAAAATAATGCAGGCCTTATGACAGCTGCGTTTGGTGTTGGTTATGCAATTGGCGGATGGATCAACGATTCGTTGCTCAGTGAAAAATTCAAAAATCAAATTGGCGAAACAATTGCACAGACATTAGCGTTCTTTGGCAACGATACTGCAGCTGCAGCTTTGGCTGCAAATGGCAAAGGACCTGATAAGAATGTTGATAGAAAAAGCGCTTATCAAAATCCAACCGGCTTATTTACCTCTAGCAAGCAATACGCCGATGCTGCACGTAATAAATCCAACCTGGTTGGAAACAATCAAACAAAACTAAATGGCGAAATGACCGTGAAGTTTGAGAATGCGCCACCTGGCACACGTGTCGATGTGGGCAAAACAAATCAAAGCGGTGTGTTTATGAATGCAGATGTTGGTTATCGCCGTATGGTAGCGGGGTTTTAAATGAGCTGGCGTGATCAATTACAAAAAGCGAGCTTTCGCAATGTGCCGTTTGAGGTTGAATCAGACGATGCAACCTTTGGTCGACGTGTTGAGGTGCATGAATATCCGCAACGTGATATGCCGTATGCTGAAGACTTAGGTCGCAAAGCGCGTGAGCGTAACCTTACGGCATTTGTCATTGGTGAAGATTACATGACTAAACGCGATGCGCTACTGGCCGCGTTTGAAAAAGCAGGGTCTGGTGAGCTGGTGCATCCGTATTACGGCCGCATGGTGGTCGCTGTAACTGATGTGCGCGTGAGTCATTCATTCCGTGATGGCGGAATGTGCAGCTTTCAGATCAGCTTTATTGAATCCGGTGAGCTTGCTTATCCAGCTGCTGTAAATGCCACCAGTACACAGAGCTTGCTGGCTGCTGATGCACTTGAAACTAACGCTATTGATGACTTCACAGAAAACTTTAGTGTAGATAGTCTGCCTGAATTTGCCGTGACAGATGCGATCACGGAATTTAACGAGGGGCTTACATCGATTGATGGCGCTTTAACAAGTGCTGGAGTTGTATTAAGTAATCCACTAAGTTTACTGAGTGATGATCTAGCAGATTTAATTCGCACACCTGGGCAGCTTGCTACGCGCTTTTTTGGAATTTTTGCTAAGGGCAATGCGGTGCTGTCACAGATTAGCGGCCTTGGTGATATTAATGCAATTAATATGCTCAATTCGCTGACAACATTGCGCTTAACTAGCTTATTTAGTCAGACATATGTTGGTGATAACACACCTACACGTGCGCGCATGGTTAAAAATAAAAACGCGATCAATACAATGATACGTCAGGCATTAATAACGCAATCAGCAGGCATGGTGGCAGCAATGCCTTTGCCAGTATATGACGATGCCATTGTTATAAAAAACGAATTGCTGGCAACGATAGACGCTGAAATTGAAACCGCAAACGATGAAACTTACCTGGCATTAAAAACACTACGAAGCAAAACGTATGCGGATATTACAGCACGCACGCAAGGCGCTGCAAGACTCAAAAACATTACCCCAAAAGAGGTGATGCCAGCATTGGTGCTTGCTTACGATTTATATGAAGACACTGGCCGCGATGGTGAGATTATCGAGCGCAACAAAGTGCGTCACCCGGGCTTTGTGCCGGCTGACACAATCAAGGTATTGAGCGCATGACTGAAGAAGTAAAGCTGCGTGTTAACGGCATAGATTTTGGTGGCTGGCTGGATGTTGAAATCACTGCAGGCATCGAGCGCCAAGCGCGTGATTTTAAACTAGGCATCACGCGCACATGGCCGGGCGCGACCGACATACCGCGCCGCGTAAAAGCCGGTGATGTGTGTGAGGTATTTATTGGCAACGATAAAATGCTGACTGGCTACGTTGATGCAACACCGATCAGTTACGGACCAAAGAGTTTGAGTGTTGGTGTAACAGGCCGAAGTAAAACGGCTGATTTAATCGACTGCAGCGCAACACATAAAACAGGCCAGTGGCGTGGCGTAAAAATTGAACGTATTGCCAGTGACCTTGCTGCGCCGTATGGCATCAAAGTGCTGACTGAAATCGATACTGGTACATCAATCAGTGATCACCAGATTGATACTGGCGAAACCGCATTTGAATCCATTGGAAGATTGCTGGCAATAAGACAGTTGCTTTCAACCGACAATGCAAATGGTGAGCTGGTATTTATTAATGCTGCCAGTGGTGGCAAAGCAGTTACCTCACTTGAGTATGGAAAAAACATACTAAACGCTGAAACCGCTTTGGATTATAAAGATGTATTCAGTGAATATACCAGTAAGGGCCAGCGTGCCGGTAATGATGAAGATTATGCCGATGCTGTAGCTGGTGTGGTTGCCAGCATTAAAGATAGCACGGTGACGCGCTACCGCAATTTAATTGTGCAGCAGACAGGCAACGCAACAGCATTGGATTGCCAGCAGCGCGTTAAATATGAGCGTGTGTACCGTCATTCTAAAGCGCTTGAAACAACTTATACGGTGCAAGGCTGGCGGCAACAGAATGGCGCGCTTTGGCTGCCTAATCAAATGGTGCATGTCAATGACCCAGTGATCGGCTTTGATGGTGATCTGCTGATTGTTGAGGTTTCATATCGTATTGGCAGTAGTGGCACCACTTGCAGTTTAAGAGTGGCGCCAAAGGAAGGTTACATACCAAGCCCGGAAACTACAAAAAAAGAAAGCGCCAAAAAATCAGGTAAAAGTTCTGGCGATGCCTGGGTGGATGTTAAATGACAACAAGATTATTCAGCAGAATGCTGGCACCGCTTAACCGCGCGATCAGCAATATGGCTTTGCGTGCGACAGTAGTATTGGTGAACTCTGCCAGCAAGATGCAAACCTTGCAGCTCAAGCTGCGTGGTGATGAAGCCAAAGAAAGTATCGAGCATTTTGAGCCTTACGGTTATACCAGCAAGGCGCATTCTGGTGCTGAGGCTGTTACTCTGTTTTTTAACGGTGACCGTAGCCACGGCGTGGCGATTGTAGTCGCTGACAGACGCTTTAGATTGACTGCACTTGAGGATGGCGAAGTTGCCCTGCATGATGACCAAGGACAAAAGGTTCACCTTATGCGCGATAAGGTATTGGTTGAAACGCCGCTTGATATTGAGTTGCGCGGCAAGAACATCAAGATTCATGCGACTGACAGCTTCGTGTTTGATGTGAACGGCCATGGGCAGCAATGGTTGCCAGACAGAATCAATACCTGGCAAATTGGCGAAGTGGCTGGAACGCCTCACGCGATTTCGCCTCCCGAAATTCCTTGAGTCACCTTAATTTAAAAAACTTACAAACCCGCTTCGGCGGGTTTTTTATGGGCGAAACCAATGCTGGCCATAGACGCAAAAATAGTAATTAACGGCATTGAATCTACAGATTTAAGCCAGGAAGAATCATTAAACCGCGCTGTGATTATCAGCTTGTTTACATGGCGGCGCGCAAATGCAGACGACATCATTGAAGGCCAGAAGATGGGTTACTGGGGTGATGCTGCTGAGCCACCTCAAGTAAATGACAAGATCGGATCGCGCCTTTGGCTGCTATCACGCGAAAAGATTCTGCCATCTACATTCAACCGTGCGCGCGAGTACGCACAGGAAGCCTTGCAATGGCTGATTGATGATGGGGTTGCCAGCAAGGTGGATGTAATAGCCGAGCGCTATGGCAATGATGGGCTGGCCTTGCAATGCACGATTTACAGAGTGGATGGCTCGCAAGCTGTCTTGAGATTTGATAACGCCTGGGAGTACATACGTGCCGTTTAGCAGACCTACATTAAGCGATTTAATCACACGCATTCGTGATGGCATATTTTCGCGCTTGAGCTTTGAGCAATTACGCAGATCTGATGCTGAAGTTTACGGCAAAGAACTTGCCGGTGCATCACATGAGCTGCACGGCCATTTGCAATTTATTGCACAGAACGTGATTTATGACACAGCAACCAGCGAGTATTTAGACCGCTGGGCAGGTATCTGGCTAACAACGCCACGCATTGCAGCAACGCCTGCAGTTGGTAGCATCACAATTACAGGTGTTAATACCACGCTGGTGCCGGCTGGCAGTTTATTTGTTTCAGCAACAGGTATTGAATACAGTACAGATGCTGATGCAACCATTGTAGCTGGCACCTCACTGGTGGCAGTAACGGCATTAAGCAGTGGTGCTAACACCAATCTGGTGGCTGGCAGCCTGCTATCACTCACTACACCTATCACTGGTATTACCAGCACAGCAACGGTAGACGCTAACGGGATTGCCGGTGGGGCAGATCAGGAAGACGACGTTAAATTGCGGGCACGCTTGCTTGCGCGTATTCAGCAGCCACCACATGGCGGTGCTGATTATGACTATGTGAACTGGGCGCTTGAGGTTGCAGGCGTAACGCGCGCATGGGTTTATCCAATGGAGCTTGGGCTTGGTACTGTCACAGTGCGATTTGTCCGTGATGGTGATGCCAGCATTATCCCGGACGCTGGTGAAGTCACCACAGTTTATGACTACATTGAAGCGCGTCGACCGGTAACTGCAAACCTTACCGTAGTTGCTCCGGTTGCGGTGCCGCTTGATTTCACAATTGCAGCAACACCGAACACGGCAGCAGTAAAAGCCGCCATTGAAGCCGAATTACGCGACTTGATTACAGGTGAATCTGAACCGGCTGGCACGATTCTTTTGAGCCATATCCGTGAAGCCATCTCTATTGCAGCTGGTGAAACCAATTATGTATTAACCGCGCCGGTTGCTGATGTTACTAATATCACAGGCAATATGACTACATTTGGCGCAATTACCTGGAGCTGATATGGCGCTGACCACTGATGATTATTTACAGCAACTGCAAACATTGCTGCCACAAGGACCAGCATGGAGCCGTGAAGCTGATGCGGTACTCACCAAGATGCTCACTGCATTTGCTGAAGAGTTTGCAAAAGTAGATGCACGGATTGATGCGCTGGTAAATGAAGCTGACCCACGGAATACCAATGAATTACTTACAGATTGGGAGCGCGTGGCAGGCCTGCCGGATTTATGCACTGGCATACCGCCAACCATTGCATTACGCCGTGAGCTGTTAGTTTCAAAACTTACCAATCTTGGCGGGCAAAGCAAAGCATTCTTCATTGCGCTGGCAGCAAAGCTTGGCTACACCATCACCATTGAAGAGTTTAAACGATTCAGAGTCACCTCGCGCGTGAATGAAGTGTTGAACGATAGCGACTGGGCCTACGTATGGCGCGTGAATGCCGCGCAGGACACCGTACGAAAATTTACGGTATCAGGCCGCGTAAATGAACCACTTGCCAGCTGGGGCAATACCGCACTTGAGTGCGTAATCACAAGATTAAAACCTGCACATACCCATGTGCAATTTGCATATTCTTAATAGGAGCCATTATGGACAATAGAAAATGGGAATCGGATGCTATTGCATCTCCACCAACAGTACCGGCATCACCTTCAGGCGGTTACCCAACTAACGGAAACCCGCTATCCGCACAAAATGCAACTGAGCCGGGTGCTTGGTGGTTTCATGCAGTAGGTGAAGAAATTAGAGCTGTGATTCTAGAGGCTGGTTTTACACCAAACATTAATACGCTAACGCAATTACGCGATGCAATTAAAAGTATTGCCAATGGAGGTGATTATAAGTCCAGTGTGCGCGTAGCCTCAACTGTTGCTATTAACTTGGCTGCACCAGGTGCAAATATCGACGGTATTGCAATGGTGGTAGGCGATAGATTCTTAGAAAAAGACAATGCGACTTTGGCTAGTCGCGGTATTTATATCTGGAATGGTGCAGCTGTGCCAGCAACACGTGCAGAAGATGCGGACAATGGTTATAAGCTTAATAGCGGCTCGATTATTCCAGTTGAAGAAGGTGCTATTAACGGCAACACTAACTGGCAACTAGCCACAGACGGCATAGTAACCATTGGTACAACTGCATTAAGTTTCTTAGCCTTAATTCCTTCAAAGAAAAAATTAGCCGCAGCAATAACTTTTTATGTAGCAACTACTGGCTCTGATTCAAATGATGGATTAACCGTTGGAACACCTTTTCTCACCTTGCAGAAGGCTTGGGACAATCTATTTAATAACTATGATTTGAATGGTAATACCGTCACTATTCAAGTTGCAGATGGTACATACACTAGTGGTGTAAATGCGCAGAGTATTCCAGTGGGGCAGGCATCAATAGCATCCATTGTATTTAATGGCAACGCCGGAACGCCAGGTAATGTGATCATAAGCACAACAAATGCAAATTGCTTCTCGTCTACTTACAATGCTTTTTTTACTGTGCAAAATATGCGGTTGCAGACTACCACAAGTGGATCAGGTTTAAGTTCTGTTTTCCAGGGGCAAATTCGAGGTGGAGCTGGGTTGATATTTGGTGCTTGTGCCAGTTCGCACATTCAAGCAACTAACCGCGGCAATGTGTTTATGTCTCAAAACTATTCAATAGTTGGCGCGGCACCGAATCATTTTCAAGTTACCGCGGCTGGATTGTTGTCATTATCAGGTTTGACAGTGACGGTAACGGGCACGCCTGCTTTTAGTAGTGCGTTTGCGTTATGCACGGATATGGGACTTATCAATTGTTTTTCTTCAACATTTTCTGGAGCTGCTACTGGTACTCGTTATACAGCAACTGCACTTTCTCTTATTGAAACTCAAGCCGGTGGTGCTAATTACTTCCCAGGTAATGTGGCGGGCGCGGTATTTTCAGGATCTCAATATGTTTAAATTCATAGTAGCTTTTTTACTTTTATTTTCACTATCCGCACAAGCAGTAGATTTACGTGAATATTTTCCTGCATCAAATACCGTATATTTAACTAAAACTGACGGCAGTGCACAAAGTAAATACACGTTACAGGCTAATAATGCAGGTTTAGATAACTTGTATCAAAATTACTTCAATCTGAATAAAACGGGCTACCACTATATGTGGAAAAAGGAGTACTGGAAAAATGGTGCATGGTGTACGGCAACATATGCAGTTTTATATATGGGCGATGATCTAAGTGTTACTGAGGTGGGTGATTGGTATTCAGATGGAACTTGCACGCCGAAGATTGCACTAGGGTATAAGAGCGCAGCAGGTGTTGCCACTGGTTTAGCATGGGCCCCACCTGGTGGAATAACACTATTGCCAGCTATCAAAGAAATGAACGTGTGGAGACAAAATACGCCAGGGTCAGCATACGCAAATAGCGGGTATCAAGCATATAACAAGTCTGGATATATTGAGGTTTTACCAACATTCACACCGAAATACGGACGTTCAAATAATGTATGGGGAGAAGGTAATGGGCAAACATATAATGATGTTATCCATTTAGTTATGTATCACGGAACAAAAGCACCTACTGGTTCACCCATACGGTGTGATATACCGCCGTTAAGTGCAAATGGTGCTTACTATCAATCGTATAAAAACTTCAATTCATACGCTATTGAACTCTGGATGGCCAGAGGCGTTGGAATTATACAGGAACGATTCCCGTTTGCTGAAAGTGGCGAGGAATTTGGTGTGCAAAACTGCAGTGGGTATTTGTTTACAACCCCACAATACTGGGAGTGGTATATAGACAATAAATAAAATAATTGTATTTGTTAAAAAGTAGATAGGCTGCAAATCGCGGCTTTTTTTACGCCTAAAAATCAATAAGAAGGGTAGAACCATGCCAGATCCAGTAACACATGCAGTAGTCGCGCCAATGACCGGCGGCATTATTTCAACATTTATAGCCATTATGTGGGGCATTGAACCCAATGCGCTTATAGCTGCGTTTGTGGGCACATGGATTGGCACGGCTCTACTTGAAGCTACCAGTTTTAAGAAAAGTATTTTACTGGTCACTATAGGTACAGTTGCTGCAGCTTATTTGATTCCTATTGCTTTTACGGTATGGCCAGAATATTCAAAGCTTAGTGTGGCTGCAATTGTAGGATTTGTGGTGGTGTATTTTCATCAGCTCGTGCTTGATTTGTTTAAAGATGCGGTTAAACGTTTATTCGGTAAGGTAGGGGCTTAATCATGCTGATTAACTATCTTGTTTTGTTGGTAAATGTTCTTGTTTTTGTTCTTGGTTTTTATTGTTTTCTTGAAAGCATCTCGGCTGCTGCTGATATGCATAAGGGCGATAGATTGTGCCGGTTTGGAAAATATATGTTTGCCGGGGCAAGTGGCTTATATGTGATATTACTTGCATTACACCATGAAGCTAATGTTGGTATTTTAATATTGATTGCTGCAGTAGCTTTGGGTTTATGGCCACGCATGGTTTATAGAATTACTGGCGGCAGGCGATGCGCTGATCACCTGAAAGGAAGGGTGGGCGGATGAAGCGCGCAATAAATTCAATCGTGATTCACTGTGCCGCTACGCCAAACGGTAAAGCATTTACCATTGCTGACATCGATGCTATGCACAAAGCGCGTGGATTCAAGCGAGACAGGCAAGCTGCGCGAAATTTAAACCCGGAACTTAAACACGTTGGCTATCACTTCGTTATTGAGTTTGATGGAACGATTAAGGCCGGGCGTGGACTTGAAGAGATCGGCGCACATGTCCAGGGCAGCAATGCCAAATCAATCGGCATTTGTATGATTGGCACCGATAAATTCAGCCGCGCACAATGGATGGCGCTACGTGAATGCTTAATTAACATAGCAAGCAAGATACTAGGTCGCACCATTATGACAGCAGACTCTATGTTGCAGTCATTTAAGGATGTTGGCATCAGTATTAAAGGCCACCGCGATTACTCCCCTGATTTGAATGGTAACGGCAAAATTGAGCGTAATGAGTGGACAAAGATATGCCCTGGCTTTGATGTGGCTTTGTGGATTCGTGATGGCATGATGCCGCTGGAGGGCTCTTTATATGTTCAATCCAATTAGTTTCATATCAGGCCTAAGCGCAAACATTAAGGCGGGGCTGATTGCCATGCTTGTGCTGGGGGCATTTGTTGGCGGTTGGACCGTGCACGGCTGGAAAACTGATGCTGGTATAGCCCGTGCTATGGACCGTGACTTAAAAACCAGCCAAACGCTCAATACGCAAGCCGAAAAAATCATTGAAACCAAGCAAGATAAAGAACAGGAGATAAAAATTGTATACAGAGACATTTACCACAAAATACGTGATCAGGCTGATGATCGCATTTGCTTTACTCATGACTCTTTGCAACTGTGGAACGCCGCGATCACAGGTGCCGATAGTGATAGAACCAAGCCTGATGGAGAGACCGCAGAAAATGCAGCCATTGTCGCCACAGTTGAACAAGTCCTTACAAACGCCGCAGAAAACTTCGAGACCTGCAACAGCAATTCAGTAAAACATAATGCATTAATTGACAAAATAGACACGCTTAAAGGTAAAATGTGTGTGTGCAGTGAGTAGTTTGATTCCTCGTTTAGGACGGGAGTTTGATTCCTTATTATTTTGTTCAAAATTCAGGAGTAGGGAATGCTTATTCTTTTCCTATAGTGTCAACTACCCCCTGCGCCAGCCTTAATAGCACTTGATCGCCCCATGCGTTCATAGCTATATTAGCCGCCAAACATACTATTCTGATATTGTCTGGGGTATATCCTTTAGATGAATCTATCCTATCTAAACTTGGATGGTATGGTAGGTTATATCCCTTATTTTCTTTGATGCCAAATTCAAACGGGATGCCGGACACTTCACACTTCCAACCGCTACGCCTTAGTAAATGAATCATAAAGTCTTTATCTAGCGCATATTCAACATTTTTTCTTGAAGCTCTTTTTTTGCATTCAGCAAGTAAGGTATAGCACCAATCAGGAACCGCCTGATAGTTATAGCAAGAATTTCTATGTGAAAGACAATTTTTGGAACAATATACGTTTCCTTCCTTACTTCTCTTAATTTGGTGAGGCTTTGCAACAAACTCTTTCCCACAGGCATAGCAGCGAATGAAAGTTTGTCTAAAATTACTTGGAACCTTCTTTCCTGATAGAGAATATGATTTAATGGATCGTGGGAATGTTTTTGAATAATTAAACGTTCCGCTTTCAATCTCGCTTAATATCCTATCTCGAAATTGTTTTGATACTGCCTGCCAATCATCACCAAAAGATATTTTCATTCTTTCTCTGCACCTTTCACCATTAAACATAAAGGTGATCTCTACAGAAGTTTGCGATACTTTTCTTATACCATTTAATTTATTTATCATAATTTAATCTATGCTTTTCGGATGTTTTTTGCTAAACTAGACAACTGGCTTAGAGTAACGTAGGTTCGATTCCCGCCTGCTCCACCATTTTTAAAGTAGTAAAAAGTAATATAAATCAGTTAGTTACGTGTTTTATGTCTAGGTGAAAGCTGTCATTTAAATGACAATATTTGGGGTGGATTAGGGCTGATTTTCCACTTTAATGACAGCTTTTTTGACAGCATTTTCACTGAACATTTCAACGGCTTTATTGCCAGCTTCCGGAATAGAATCGCTGATGTATTTTGCGTAAACTTTTCTCAACATCCCCCAATCAGAATGACCTATCTGTTGCGCTAACCAGGCGATAGATTCACCAGCTGTCAGCATCATGCTGGCGTAGGTGTGCCTTGTTTGATAAGGACGTCTGTATCTAACTTTTGCAAGTTTCAAAGCACTGACCCAGATATTTTTTCTAATTGCCTGATCACCCGTCCAGCGCTCTGCTGTACGTGGGTTTTGAAATATCTCTGCATTTTTAAGGTAGGTATATTGCTTTTGATCTAGCAAAGCTTGCATGGCCGGAGCCAGTATTTTAATTTCACGATTGCCGGCATTTGTTTTTGGAATCTCAGCAATGTTCTTTGATGCCTGCGTCATAGCCTTAGTAACAAATATGCTGCCACGCTTCCAATCTATATCAGTCCAATCAAGTGCGACCAGCTCACTGGTGCGCAGCCCTGTCCAAAAAAAGAATTGCATCATGTTTTTTGCTTGGCCATCGAGCACGCTTAATATTGCAGATTGCTCTTCCTGGCTAAATGGCTGTACGTCACTTTCTTTTTTTGGAGCTTCTTTGTTCTCGTAGCTCCAGCCATACAATGGATTTGTTTCTATCAGTTCATCTTCAACGGCATCCTGCAGTGCTTTTCTAAATACGCTCAGTATGTTTGATATGCGCTTATTGCTGCAGCCCATTTCTTTAACCCAGTTTTTAACATCTACCCGCTTTATTTCAGAGAGTAGCTTGCCTTTAAACTGTGGGATCAGTAGGTGATTAATTGTTTTTCTATAGTCGTTGTAAGTAGATGACTTGAGTTGCTTTTCTTGAGCTTCCAGCCATTCATCAAGATAGCATTCAATGGTGATTGCTTCGCCTGGGGTTTCTATGAATAAGAAACGGCGCTTTGATTCTGGGAATGTTACGCTGTAATTGAATGTGCCTTTTTCAATAGAATCAAGAATAGCACCCAGATGATTCGCTACGCGGCGATCATTAGCGGGGCTGGGCTTGAGCTTGATTCTTTCGCGGCACCTGACGCCCTGATAGGTAAAGGCGAGTTCGTAGCTCGTTTCTGACGCCTTGCGGACACCACTCCCATCTCTACCCATTCGTTAAACCCCTCAACGCTCATTAATATTCTATTGTCTTGGGCTTTTACCCATACTTTATTTTCAAGCCAGACGCCATCACGGATTTTAGTACGAACAGCATCCTCTGTGTAACCAGTTTCATTGCAAAACTTAGCGATAGTCACATACTTAAACACTAGAAGTCTCTTTTATTCTATACGTTTTTGTTAGATTAAAATTGACGCTGTAACCCTTGCATCTAAGTTCATTTGCCAGCATTGCTCTATCGTTGTGGCTTTTATCTGCTTGACCAAGCAATCCAAAATAACTGTTTGCCATTTCAAATAGTTTTGATGCCGGGGCTTTTCTTATCTGGCTGACTGCTTCATTTACTGTGCGCTTACGTGTGTATCTGTACCAAGGCTTGATTACTTGGCCAACGAAGTCAACACCACGATTTACCGGTTGCAGGATTGTTTTTGTAGGGTTAAGTTTTGCATTGAGCTTGCTTGGTAAAAATTTATTGATTCTGTCCAGCGCGTTATTTAGCCATTGTGGCGACTCATGCAGCAGCACAAAGTCATCGACATATCGTATATAGTATTTAGCGCCGATCTGGTGCTTGATAAACTGGTCCAGCGCATTCAGGTAGATGTTGGCAAAGAACTGTGATGACAGGTTGCCAATCGGCAAACCAAGGCTGCTTGATTGGTTAACTAGACGCTTATGAGCTGGTACCAGATTTAACAGATCCGCGTTTCCTCGCAATTCATAATTCAAGCGTGGATCGTGAAACAGGATCAAGTCAGAAAGCCATAACCAATATGGTTCTGTTATTTTCTTTGCTACTTGCTCACGTAAAACATTCTTATCGATGGCTACAAAGAAGTTGGCAAGATCGCATTTTAAATAATGGCATGGCTTGCTCCAGTTTTCTGTGGCGCTGCGTATTTTAGATTCAAGGCGTTTGGCTGCGTATAATGTGCCGCGACCTGGTATGCATGCGCAACTATCAGCAATGAATGAAGCATAAAAGCGTGGTGATATGCGGTTGTAAAACAGATGATGCACAATGCGATCTCTAAAGTCTGCCGCCCACACTTCGCGTGGCTTTGGTCTGGTGATCACAAAGCATATTGATTTCCCTGGTTGGTAGGTGCAATCCTGCAGCTCATCGTATAGCTTGATTAAGTTCTGCTCAAGGTTTTGTTCAAATGCAAGGGCGCTTGATGTGTTGCGTTTGTTTTTCCTGCAATCCAGATAGGCTTGCACCAGCTCAGTAAAATTAAATGGTGGGGTTACCATACAGCAGCCATCCCGCCTAAATCTTCAAGAAGTCCGGCTCTTGTCATTGGAATTAACCATGAGTCAACCCATGCTCCGTTACTTGCGCATTTATCTATAAATATTTCGCCTGGCTTCGCATGAATGCGGGTTACTTCTAGCCAGTATAGTAAAGCGCCTCTCTTTCTTGATTGGTGTTGCATAAAAGTTTCACGTACCCATATCATGGGGCTAGGGCTTTGATTTGAATTCAATTCCGATTCAAACATATCTAATTGTTCTATTTTCATAAAAATGATCCAACATGGTGGCGCACGGTATGATCTGCGGACGGCTCTAGCGCGGAGCTCATTGTTCTTATGATTGTTGTTCTGGTTGCCGTTGTTGAAGTTCTGGTACCAGGCATAATTTGAATTAGAGGCGTGCTGCGTTGTGTCTTGCTATCTACGTCGCTCTGCCGAAGGTCGTTGCCGATCAGCGGAGTAACTGCGCTGGACACGTTCTGATTGCTATCAGCGGTCTCCATGATGCGCATGGCGGTGTCCTTTTGAGACAGCGGCAAAACCAGATTAATATTTCGTACAGTCATATTAGCCTTAACCATTATGAAACAGACGAAGCGGAACGGCGCCAGCCATTTGCTTGCTTGCCAATGCTGCCGGTCAATTCAATAGCCTTTGCGTACTGGCCGGTTGATATCAGACGTTTATCGCGTGACAGTCTTAACAGCAGTTCTGATACCTGTAAGCGTTCTACAAGTGATATCAGGTGTGCTGCCTTATCCTGCGATACATTGGTTCTAAATATAAGTACTACGATCTCTACGCACTCATCGCGTAACTTGCCGCCGATACTTTGTTTAAAGTCTCGCGGCATGTTTTTTGATAAGTCCGTGATTACGTCCAGTAGGTCGTAAGCGACTTTATAAATAGGCAAGTTGGTGTGGATAGCCATGCTGAATAAAAAAAATAATTAAATTACTGAATCACTGACAATCTGCGGACGGCTCTAGCGCGGAGCTCATCGTCCTCATGAGTGAGGTCCTGGTAGCCGTAGCTGAAGTCCTGGTACCAGGCATAATCCGAACTAGAGGCGTGCTGCGTATTTGACCAATACCAAGACTCTTTAAACTCTTCTTTCAGGTTGGCGTAGAGCAGCGCTTGTTCGCGTCTGTTTGGCAGTTCTCCGCCTTGCTCTACCGCCCATGCCAAAGCATCTTTCCAGTTGATCTCTTCTTGTTCACCTGGCAACAAAATCAGGTGATAGCTTGATTCACCGTCTTTACCTAAAATCAAACCGGCATAGTGTTCACCTGGTGCAAGTGTGATCTGCGTTTCTGGAAAAACATATTCGACTTGCTGTGACTGTTTTTTAAATGCTGAAATCATTGTTGAGATTTCAGCCTGCTTTTCTTCGATGACTTCTAAGGTGATCATTGATAGCTCCAAAATAAAAAAATAACTAAATGATTAAATATCTAATCTGCGGACGGCTCTAGCGCGGAGCTCATCGTCCTTATGAGTGTCGTACTGGCTGCCGCGGAAGAAGTCCTGGTACCAGGCACAACCGGAACCAGAGGCGTGCTGCTCATTCGTCCAGTACCATTCTGGCTTGAATCGGTCTTTTAATTGGTTGAATAACAATGCGGTTTCTACGCGGTTTGGAAGATCGCCACCTTGTTCTTTCGCCCAATCCATGGCTGATTGCCAGTCAGCGTCATCATGATCGCCATCGAGCAAAATAACGTGATGGCCGGTACCATCCGGGTTGATAATTGCGCCGGCGTAGATCTCGTTTTCATTTAGTTCTGGTTGTGTGATTTGTTTCATTACTTTCTCCTTGTTGAATTAAATATACTGCTTACATAACCTGCAAAACATCATCTTGTATGGCTCAGTACAGCCGCAATTTGGGCATTTGTATTTCATGGTTAAAACAAACTACCTTGTAAGGCTGCCTGTGTGATCACTAGGTACATGTAACCATCTCCATTAAGCCCACCATTGCAATATCCCCAACCATTCGTTCCGGGTGTATATGGATAAAGGCTTCTAATCATTCCATTCACCAACTCAAAAGGGTGGTAATACAGATCGTCCTTACCATAATGCGGATTGTTGTCTGGGTTGTACGGTACGCAAATAAACCCCGTTCCACCTTCATCGCGCTCATAAGCTCGTTTAACTAGTAGTGGCAGTGTGCTGTGCAATTCTTTAATCACGTCACCGACCTGCGGCATTCTGTTAGTCAGCATTTCTTCTTGCCTGAACATGGGCTTTGAACTTTTCTGCCCACTGAGCGCATAAAGCATCCACTGCGTTTTCATCGAGTGTTGCAACATCTACGGTGTAGCTATCTCCTGATGCAAGCGCCTCTTCAAGGTTTGATTTTTTAAGGCCTACCAGCTTTAACTGATTCGGCATTTCTGGCAGCTGGATAGCAAACGAGATTGATATCACTGGTTGTTGTGGTGATTGTGCCGGTACCGCTTTTGTATTCATTGGTTTTTCTTTCTTTTCAGTTGTCGTTTGTGCTTTGTAGTGCTGCTCAAGCGTTGGTATCTTTGTTGTCAAATGTTGTTGAGCGTTATCATTGCGCTTCAAGTAGGCTTCATCCGTGAAATAGAGTTTTACTTTTTCAAGTGTGCTAACCAGGTGGGAATCGCATTTTTTGAAGCCACCCTGCTTGATAACGTAGCTGATCATGTTTGCCGCTTTTGTAGTTGCATCAAAATCTGCCGAATCGTTGGTGATTTTTGCAATCAGCGCCTTATGCTCAATGCCAGGGCACTCAGTAATGATGTCGCGGATCTGTTTTGCTACATTGGTATGTGCTGGCATAGCGGCCTCTACTTTTATGGTTGGTTTTGTGGAAATCTGTTTTACTGGCATTGATGCTGAGGCGTTAGCTGGTGGCAGGTAAGCAGCTTTTTCAATAGATCGTCTTGATGGGCACAGGCTGCGACCAAGCTCTGTTAGTTTGTAACCTGTAGCATCATTTTCTACATAACCAAGCTTTGTTAGTCTTGCTATCCGAAGTCCACCAGGGAATCTGTCTAAAAGCTCTGATGTATTCATAGGGCCAGCTCTGAGCGCCTGCATTACCCTAGCTTCACATGTGCTTATTTTTACGGTTTTCATGCTGCCACCTCTGTGCCTCGTTCGTCATATTCATAGAAATCATCAACCACTTTTGAGCCGATGGCGTTGTACACTTTTGTGTCTGCCATCAGGTATAACTTGCGCTGTATATCGAGCACTTTTTCAGCGTCTAGCACGGTTTGCATATCGAGTGATTGCCCTATGCGTAGCTTGGTAAGCAGCTTGCACATGGGCTGGTCGTTGTAGTCTGGAATGTAGTGCGTTGCCAGCTCTGCAAAGAAATTAACCCACTCTGTAGCTACTTTTAGCAGGTAGCAGATAGTGCCGTCTGCTTTTTTATAAACGAGCACCCATTGGCCGTTTCTTGGGTCTTTAGCCTCAGTAATTTCGCCTGTTTTAAGCTGACGAAATACTGATTCAATTTCTTCAAAATCCTCTTTCATGGCAATAAGACGAATGTTGCGTGTGCTGCCGCATGGCTTTGGTTTGTATTTTTTGCGCGGCTTGCTCATTTGTGCCACCAGTCATGTGCTTTCATACTGGCAGTGATTGCAAATGGTCCAGCAATCAGGTAGGCGGCAATATCCAGCATGTCAGCTTGCGGTACAGTTTTGAATAGCACCAAGTTTGCAAGGCCAATAGCAAAGCTGGTAAAAAACGCGGCTTTGTAGTGGCCGTTATTTACATTCAGGCTCTGAAAACCTAGTGCGAATACCAGGGTAAATGTGCTGGCAAAAATGAGCAGGGCGGTGATCATGCTGCAGCCTTGGAATTAATGGCAATTAGTTCAAGCTCTGCTTGCTTGATGTGGTCGATATGTTGGCTCAGTATATTAATCATTGCTTGCGCATCTTCGGCTGAAAGGTTTTCTTGCATTCTTGCAGAGCCGCTTTCAATGACAAAAACAGAATAAACCTGATCTTCTACTTTTTTTGTTGTGTAATCTTTAATCCATACAGACGTTCTTACTATTGAGCTATTTAAAAGAATTGTTGATGTATTAAATTGTTCTGGATTAAAACTCATAGTGTCCACCCCGCTAAATCCCATGCTGTTTTTAAGTTATAGCCACGATTTTTGTAATAGTGGCGCGTTAATTTGATGCGTTTTAATAGCTTAATCATTGGAAAACTCCGATATTAAGTGAGTCGCATAGTGCGTATGCGATGCTTACAATGCACAGAATGCCTACAGCAACACGCAGCGCGTCATAGATGAAGTTGCTGGCACGCTGGGTCATATTAAGCAGCCTCTGGGCTTACGCACATTTGCTGGCGGCGTTGGTCAGCTGCTTCACGCATGCTGACTACGTTGCTTTTTATTGAATCAGGGCGGTGAACAACACGCAGTCCAAGCGATTTAGCTTCGTCAATCATGTGTTGAATGGTGCGCACTGGCGCATGTTCTGAAATCTGTATATTCATTTCAATCTCCTAGATTTTATTAAACCAGTATTCACGTACTGGCTTTGGCTGCGGTGTTTTGCGCTGTGCCAGGTGTTTTAAACAGATTGCCAGTGCTTGATTACTGATTGCAGCTTCAAACGTGTAGCCCATCAGCGGTAATTTGCTGGCTTTAAATGCGTTTTCTAGGTCGGTTTGAGCTACTTGCATGGCAACATTCCTGCATTACGAGTTGCCATTATTAGCGATTAGCTAATCTATTGTCAATAGCTAATCGCTAATAATGCTGTATTATTTATTCAAGCAATGATTTTTTCTATAAAATTTGGACGTAAAAAAACCGCCGAATGGCGGTTGTTTGAGGGATTTTATAGTAAGCAACTAAATATCAAGCCATACTCCGTAGTGCTTTCCTGCTCCGCCTGTAATAACCGCCATGCAGCTGAATGATTGTTTGTGTTGGCTGATGGCCTTGAGTTTCTTGCTTAATGCTTTGTTTTCTTCTTTTGGAACGTAGCCTACTTTCATGCCTTTTATTTCAATAGCTATGGCGTTTTTGTCGTACTCGTTGTCATCTTCCAGTTCCAGCTTCGCAACGTAATAAACCTTATGTTTTTCTTTTTGTTTTTCTTCTTCAGGTATGAGTTTATTTAATGCGCCCTGGTAGTTTGATTCTCCAGCCGCTTCAAACCTGAACATATCCATGTAGCCTCCTGCATCTGATTTTATATCTACAGTGTTATCGTAAAAATCCTCTATTTTCATCCAATAGTTTTTAGGTGCTGTTGTGCCTGGGTTGCTGTTGGATTCGATATTTTTAGCTTTACTTACACGCGCCCAGATAATGATGTATGCGATAACCGTGGCGACAATGCCTGATTTAAAGTCTAGAATCCACCATGCCGCTGCGCCGATGATTATTGACAGCACAGCTGCACCATTGCTTTCTTCTTCGTTCATTTTCGCCGCCTTTAAATTACTTCGCTTTGCTTATGTACAACTTTCCCAATAATGATGCATAGGTCGCTATTGCATTCTTTTCTTGGGTGTTTTCTTTGATCTTGATTGTCGGACGAAAGCCACCACACTCCGGTGTCTCTGACCATGCGCTTTATGAGCATTTCACCCTCATAATTAATTGCATATACATGGCCATCAACAGGGGTATGCTCTGCGGTGTTGATAACGACAGTGTCTCCGTCGTAAAGCCCTGGCTGCATGCTGTCCCCCTTTACTTTGGTTGCAATCAGGTTTTCTGGTTTAAATCCTCGTGATTTGAACCATTCGCGCTGCATTACGATAGGCGTTCTATCTTCCACATCATAGTCAATTCCAAAACCTACAATCCCGGCTGAGAGCTTTAAGTTAACGCGCTTAATAGCTGGGTATTCATCATTGTTTGCAAGCGTTATCTCTTCTTTTGTAGAAATATCTGCATCCATCCAACCAGAGGGCTTGTTGAATGCTGATCTTAACTTCTCTGCGACTTGGTCACCCATTTTTTTAGGTCTACCGGTTTTTGAATCTGGAAGTTGGTTTCTTATTTGGCTTAAATAAGCAGATGAAGTGCCAGCAATTTCTGCAACCTCTTCCAGAGACTTGGATTTTGTTTCATTAACCAGGTCTTCAAGCCTATTTCTGCGTATTTCATCTATATTTTTCATATCGACTCCATTTAATAGCATTTTGCTAATGTTGTTAATTAGTGATTAGCTATTTACTTTGTATTAGCGATTAGCTAATATGTAGCTATGAAACTTAAAGAATATTTATTAATAAAGCGCGGGAACGCTGCCTTGCTGGCAAAAGCTATCAATTCTCATGCTCCAGATATTTGTCGTTGGGCAAAAGATAAAGTCGAAGACGACTTCAGGCCGGTGCCAATTGACAAGTGCGTTGCTATTGAGATTGCAACTAATGGTGAGGTTTCTCGCAAAGATCTCCGGCCTGATGATTGGGAAACAATTTGGCCTGAAATTTCTAAAGAGAATTTGCGGAGCGTTGCATGATCTGCGCTCCTGCTTACCGTGTTTTACCAGTTGACTGTTCTGGCGTTGCTCAACAGTTATATGTACTAGCATTTCAATCTCCCCGTTTGCCCCTGGTAGTGTCACGCTGCTAGGGGCTTTTTTTGCGTTAATCGGTTGTCGTTGAATGCAGTATCTATTTGATTATTAAGTAAAAATACGTTTTTTATCGGGAGAATGAACGTTGACAATTAAGCATTTGGCTTATCGGATCGCACATGAATTTGTGGGTTCTGTTGCAGGGTTAGCCAGCCTGATGGGTAAGGGTGATGTTGTATTGCGCAACAAGCTTAACCCGAACAGTGAATCACACCATTTGAACATTGAAGAGTTTGAAATGATGGTGGATTTTGCGAACAAGAATTTTGATGTGGCTGAGTATTTTGCCACGAAAGCACATTCAGTTGTTGTGCAGATGCCTGAGTTGCCTGAGAGCGATATGGCGCTGCTTGATGTCTTTATGGGCGCAATGAAGGAGCTTGGTGAGGTTTCAGCTGCTTTTCAAAAATCATATGCTGATGGCGATATTACAAACCGTGAGTTTTCTGAGATTTCAAACGAAGTGGATGATGTGATAGCAAAGCTTCTTGAGTTTAAATCTGCTGTTAAACGAGTGGTGCGCTAATGAATGTGTTTGCCTTTAAATTATTTATTTCATTTTTAATTCTGGGCAAATATTTACCCAGTTTAAACAATGGGCTTATTAACAAACTTTATCAGTACGGTGGCGTACATAGCTTTGGTGGGTTAAATGGATAATCATTCACTTGACGAAATAAAGCCGCTTTATTCTGAAGATGCTGAACAGAGCGTGCTTGGCGGCATTTTTATTGATAACACCGCGTATGACAAGGTTGTTGGTGTAATCACTGAGTTTGATTTTTATCCACGTGAGCACCGCATGATTTTCCGTGCGATCAGTCAGCTGCTAGATGCTTCAAAACCTGTGGATGTGGTGACGGTGGGTGAGTTTCTGGATAGCCACAAGCTGCTTGAAGATGCTGGCGGCCTGATGTATCTGGTGAACATGATTCAAAACACACCTAGCACTGCCAACGTGCTGCGCTATGCAGAGATCGTGCGTGATTACTCTTTGATGCGCAAAATGGGCGCAATTTCCGCCGAAATTTCCGACAAAATTAATAGGCGTAACGGCATGACAGCAAGGGACTTGCTGGACTTTGCACAAAGCCGCTGGATGACAGTAGGCGACAGCTTGAATCGTGCCAATAACACCATGCAGCACATCAACCAGGTGATTTCTGGCGTGGTGGATCGCATTGATGAAATGTACATGCGCGAGAGCAAAGATGATGTAACCGGGCTACGCACTGGAATTGATGATCTGGATAACAAAACCACAGGCATGCAGCCTGGTGAACTGAATATTATCGCTGCGCGCCCGAGTATGGGTAAGACTTCACTGGCGCTGAACATTGTTGAGAACGTGGCGCTACAACAGGGTAAGAATGCTGCTGTATTCAGCCTTGAAATGATTAATAACCAGCTGGGGATGCGTTTGTTATCCAGTGTTGCTCGGTTGCCTGCACAGCGCGTGAGCATAGGCCGTGTGAATGATGATGAATGGTCTTTAATCACCAAGGCCGTGCATGACCTGAAAGATACCGGCATTTACCTGGATGAAGAGAGCACGCTGAATGTGAATGACATTCGGGCGCGTGCAAGGCGTTTGCATCGTGAGTTAAAGGGTGAGCTGCACCTGATTGTCATTGACTACATCGGACTGATTGCTACTAGCGGCAATGATTCCCGAGCGAATGAAATGGCAGAGATTTCACGGGCTTTGAAGCTGCTGGCAAAAGAGCTGCATATTCCGATTATCGCACTATCACAGTTAAACCGAGGCCTTGAGCAGCGTCCGAATAAGCGTCCTGTCATGAGTGATCTGCGTGATAGCGGCGGCTTGGAGCAAGATGCGGACAACATTTTCTTTATCTACCGTGATGAAGTGTATCACCCTGATACGCCAGATAAGGGCACTGCTGAGATCATTATTGCTAAGCAGCGTAATGGGCCAATCGGTACTGTTCGTTCTACCTTCATACCGCATTTGATGCGCTTTGAGAACTTTAGGAATGCTTATGAATAAGGAAAAAAATAACGGAAATTCGGCGGGCATTTTCCGCGAAAAAATAGGGTTTTTGAATATAAAAGTGAGTGAATTATGTCGGTAAAAATGATGAGTTTGGTGTTTGAAAGATTCCCTTATGGCGGGAATGAGAGAGTGCTTGCTTTGGCTATTGCTGACCATGCACATGATGATGGCTCAAGTGTTTACCCTGGCAATGAGAGGTTGGCTCAAAAGACGTTAATAAGTGAGCGTACGGTGATCAGATTAATGCAGAAGTTTGTGAAAATAGGCTGGTTGATTAAGGTTCAAAATGGCAATTCTGGACGCGGTATTGCCAATGAATATTGCATTAGTCCAAATTGGATAAAGGGTGACAATTTGTCACCCTTTGTAAAAGATGAAAAAAGGGTGACAAATGATGCAGAAAGGGTGACAAATCCGATAGAAAGGGTGACAAATGATGCAATAAAGGGTGACATAGCTGTGTCACACCAACAAGATCTAACCAAATACAACCATCAAGAAACATCACCGCGTGCGCGAGAAGCTTCATCTAAAAACCAACCAGCGAGACCCGAGGGATTGCTTGCGTGTCGTTTGATTAAATTGAACGTTGCAGTCACCAGCATTAACCCAATTTTATGCAAATGGGTTACAGACAAAATCTCTGACGACCTGATTGACCAGTGCGTGCAACTTGCCCGACAGAACAAGCCATGGCCTGAAAAGATTGCTGCCGGTTACCTTGATGCGATTATCCGCAATGAACTAAAACCAAAGACCGACAACAGCTGGCTGATGACGGATGAAGGCGTAATTGCCAAAGGGCGTGAGGTTGGCATTGATGCCAGGGCCGGTGAGAGCATGAATGATTACCGCAACCGGTTACGCGCTGCTTTGGGCGTTGGAATGAGAGAGGCCGCCTGATGGCAAGCCTGAGAGATTCTATGCCAGCAACAGCACAAGCGATTGATGAATTACGTGAGGTGTTTGGTACTGACTTGGTGAATGCTCAAATCAGGCAGGCTTTGAAGGGTAGGCCGGCGATTTATGCTGAAGAGTTGGTAGATGGCAAGGTTGTTACTTTTGGCGTGAAGCCTCAAGCCATGAAGGAGTTTCCAGCCAGTTTTCTGGAGTGCAAGCGTGTTGATGCTGTTGCTAAGAAGGGGCGCAAATGAATAGTCGGGCGTTGCCGGTGCATTGTTATGGTAATCCTGCTGATGTGGTGGAGCGTAAGCAGTTGCATGAGATGGGTTGTACTGCGTGTGATAGCCATACGCATTTGCTGGGTAGGGTGGTTTGTGGCGATGCAAGAAAAGCAACAAACAAGGATGTGCCGCGTATTGGCAGTAAATGTAAATTTTTTAAACTGAAGGATTGATATGGCGCTTGATACCTATGTGACGAATAGATTGATTCAATGGGCTAACTGGAGGCTTCGCAAGCTTGATGGTGGTCTTGGTTATCCGAAGAAGTCTGCTTTCGTGATTAATCCTGGTGGTGGTGAGTGGTGCCCTGAGATGGATGCGCGCTGCGTTGAGGTAGATAAGGCAATCTGTGTGTTGTTGCCAGAGCGTAAGGATGTGTTGATGCAGTGTTATACAACAATTGGCACGAAAGAACAAAAGGCTAAGCGATGCGGTATCAGTATTCGTACCTATGATTCAAGGCTGGATATGGCGCACCATGAGTTGCTTGGTTATCTGAATGATCTGGCGTGCGGGTTTGCATTGCCGGTGGTTGATGTTGAGGTGGGTTGGTCTGATAAACGTTTCTTTTCAATGGAGGTTTGAGATGGGGTTTAATTTTATTTTTAAAAATGTGTTGACAGCGTTTGCCGATTAAAAGTAATATTCAGATATTCTGTTTATAGCTGTATCTAAAAAACCCGCAATTGCTTAACCGCTTGCGGGTTTTTTGTTATCTTTCGAGGCTTTGCAGCCATGTGAATATTATGCCGATAGCAGCTCCAAAACCTTGCAAGAATCCTGGGTGTAGGTTATTAACATCATCAGGCGCATATTGTACCGATCATGCAAAACTAAAACAAAAGCAAGTAGAAGCAAGGCGAGAGTCATCAGCTAAGCGTGGTTATGGTTATCGTTGGCAGCAAGTAAGTAAAGGTTTCTTAAGAGCGCACCCATTGTGCCAATGTCCTGACTGTTTAGAAGGTGTGAAGCAATTAAAGCCAGCGACTGTTGTTGACCATATCATTCCACATCGTGGTGATATGAATTTGTTTTGGAATCGCAACAACTGGCAAGCAATGGCTAAAGAATGTCACGACCGCAAGACCGCAAAAGAAGATGGTGGCTTTAGAGGTATGGGGTAGGGGTGGTCAAAAGTCTATGGCTTTTGTGCTCTAGACCGTATGCCTAGCCAGATTTTTACGTGCGGGAATTAGGAGGGAGGGGGGGGTGTCCAGTACAGGGGTATGGATGCCTTTTGGTAAGTATTTTTGTGCAGACGTCTGTAAAAACGCATAACGATTAGCTTGGCACCGAGTGGTTTTCTCCCGATTTCATTACGGGTTGAATTAGTCGCTAGCCGTTTTTATAGAATACTACCCTGAGCAGCGCTCATTGACGGGTCGTTTATTAAGCCGATATCGGAATCTCGATGTCGGCTTTTTTTATGCCCTGACTGAGCAGATGAAAATACATGGCGATTATATCCCCATGCGGGGAACCAACAATGAAACCAGGACCAAAACCAACGCCAGCCAATGTGCACTATCTGACTGGCAATCCCAGCAAAAAACCTCTGCACCAACTGATGGATTCTTTGCAGCCTGAAGTAGAGATACCAGGGTGCCCGGCGCATCTATTGCCGGAAGCAAAAAAAGAATGGAAGCGTGTCACTGAAGAGCTGAAACGCTATGGATTGATCTCAAAACTAGACCGTGCGGCCTTGTGCTTATACGTACAAAGCTGGGCTGAGCTGGTTTATGCAGAAAAAATGCTGAAAAGAAACATGGAGCGTGCTGCAATTAAACGTGAAGAAGCGGAAGCAGCTGGTAATGAATACATCGGCGGTGATGGAATGACTGAAGTCACTACCAACGGCAATATTATTTACTCACCATACTGGGTAATTGCCAATAAAGCACGTCATAACGTAGATAAATTCTTGAGTAATTTTGGCATGTCGCCAAGTTCACGTAGCCGCGTTACACCAAGTAATCATTTGCAGCAACCGCTTTTTCCCGATGCTAGCTCAGATGATGAAAAAGGATTTAGCGCTATATGAGTAAAGACTTTGGGGCGCGAGCCACACAGTACGCTCATGATGTTGTTGATGGCAAGATTATTTCATGTAAATGGCACCGCCTTGCATGTAAACGTCACCTGGATGACCTTAAAAAGGCCGAAAGTAAGGGTTATCCTTACGTTTTCAACCCTGAATTAATTGATATTAATGGCAAAACCTTTCTGCCCGCACAGCGTATTTGTGCTTTTGCAGAAAAAATGCCACATATCAAGGGTGACTGGGCAGCACAAAGACAGCTTATTACGCTTGAAGAGTGGGAAGTTTTTGTCCTGGCTGTTGGGTTTGGCTGGATAGTTAAGGCTACCGGCAAGCGCAGATTCAGGCAAATCGATTTATTTGTTCCACGTAAAAACGCGAAATCCACGATCGCAGCAGTTATTGGCAACTATATGCTGGCTGCTGATGGTGAATTTGGCGCTGAAGTTTACTCTGGTGCTACCAGTAAAGATCAGGCGTTCGAGGTTTTCAGGCCGGCACAACTCATGGCCGCCGCAACGCCGGCATTCAGGTCTTACTATGGGGTTATACCTAATAAATCAAACCTGGCGATCGTTGATACCAACAGTCGCTTTGAGCCAGTCATCGGCAAACCAGGTGATGGCGCATCACCGTCATGCTGGATCGTGGATGAATACCATGAACATGTCACAAATGACATGTACGAGACTGGAGCTACCGGAATGGGCGCGCGATCACAGCCCATCTTGCTGGTGATTACCACGGCGGGCGTGAATATTGGCGGGCCATGCTACCAACACCAGGTGCAGCTGCAAAAAATATTGGAAGGTTTGGAAGAAAACGACCGCCGCTTCGGCATCATATTTACGATTGATGCGGATGATGACTGGACAAGTGAAGAAGCGCTACGCAAAGCAAACCCAAACTATGATATCTCAGTTAGCGCGGAGTTTCTTCTCGCTGCGTTACAAGAAGCTTTGGCGGATCCACGTAAGCAGTCCACATTCAAAACCAAGCACCTTAATGTGTGGGTGGCGAGTGCGTCGCCGGCTTTTAACTTAGAGAATTTACAAAATTGCGGTGACTCTACGTTGCAATTAGAGCAGTTTGTGGGTGAGTCTTGCTACATTGGTAACGACTTGGCTAGTAAGGTAGACATTGCATCAACCGTATTTGAATTTGTAAAAACAATTGACGGGAAAAAACATTACTACGTATTCAGTAAAAATTATTTGCCTGAAGCTGCGGTTGAAAAGCCAGAAAATGCGCATTATCGCGGCTGGGTGTTGCAAGGTCATTTAACGCAAACTCCCGGCAACATGATCTCTCTTTCACAAATTGAACAAGAGACGGTAGAAGTTGCTGAAAAAGTAAAGATTGAAGAAATCGCCATGGATGCATGGGGCGCGCGTGAGATGGCCCCTAATCTACAAGAGCTTGGCTATACCGTCATTGATATCCCCATGAACGTGAAGTATTTAAGCGAACCGATGAAAGACATCGCCGCCCTGATTGATGATGGACGCTTTCACCATGATGGCAACCCGGCATTTGTGTGGATGATGAGCAACGTTGAAGTTAAACCAGACCATAACGAAAACTGGTTTCCTCGCAAACAAAGCGCCGAAAAGAAAATTGACGCTGCAATTGCACTGATTGTTGCACATGGTCGTGCAATGTTAGGTGAAACACATAGCAATTCAATCGAGCAGGGCTTCGTCGCCTTGTAAGGACATTATGAACGCACAATCAACCTGGTACGATGCTGAGAAAGTCAGTCAAAAAAGCAGTGTTATTTTGACTAACTGGAAGCGTGAGCGTGAAGCTGCACGTGCAAATCACGGCATTAGCAATGCAGATAGTGGGCTAATTAACAGCAGCAACCCGCAAGTGCTTGAGCTATTCGGGATTGGTGGTAAAACTTCAGTCACTGCAAATTCTGCACAGCGCCTGAGTGCTGTTGGCGCATCGATTACGATACGCGGCAACGCAATGTCATCATTGCCCATCCACCATTTTAGAATTAAAGATGATGGTACCCGTGAGCGCGTTTCTGACAGCATATTTTCACGCATGTTAAATATCAGCCCGGTTGGCAACTGGACTTCTGCCGCCATGTATCAGTGGTGGGAGCGCTGCAACATTTTGCGCGGCGATGCCTACACAGAAATTCTGCGCGATAGACGTGGCAATCCTATAGGTTTATTGCCGTGGCACCCAGACCGCACACGTGTTGAGCTGCAAGGTAACGATCTGGTTTACATGTATAGCACTGATGGCAAAACAAAGCCTTATGCACGCTCAGCTGATGATGTTTTACACATGACAGGCAATGGCTTTGACGGCATTAAAAGCCTCTCTGCAATACAGTATGACGCTTACAACTCAATTGGCATTGCGCTCGCTGCCAACGAGTTTAGCCGTAATTTTTACGAGAACGGCGCGTCACCCAAGCACCTGTTTGAAACAGAAAAACGCATGGATTCCGGCCAGATTGATGCCTTCAGAGATTTATACGACAGCCGTTATGCGGGCCCGGTAAATGCTGGACGCCCAATGATCTTGACTGAAGGCTTGAAAATGCACGCGCTCAGTATGAGCGCAATTGATGCGCAGCTGCTGGAAAGCATTAAATATTCAGTGATCGATATCGCGCGCGCATGTGGCGTTCCACCTGTTTTAATTGGCGCACAGGAAACCACCTCCAGCTGGGGCAGTGGCGTAAGTGAAATCAAGCAAGGATTCGTCACATTCCATTTAGCGCCACGCGCTAATTTATGGCAGCAAGAAATGAACCGCAAGCTAGTCCGTCAGGATGGCGAATTTCTCGAGTTCATTTTTGAGGGATTTTTACAGGCGGATATAAAAGCCGAAGGCGAAGCGCTGCGTCAATCTGTCGGTGGGTCACAAGGCCCGGGTTGGAGGACGATCAATGAAGTCCGCCGTATTAAAAATTTACCGCCTATGTCTGGCGGTGACGAACTTTATATTCCGAAAGGCACCTCCAATGAGCAAAAAACTCCTGCAACTAATTAAAGACAACATCAACCGTCCAGAACCAAGCGTGTTGGTTGTTAACGCAGATACTAATGAGCCAACCATGTACCTATATGACGTGATTGATGCTTACTGGGGTGTGAGTGCTGCAGACTTTAACAAAGAACTCATGGCGCATACTGGCAAAACCGTTCATCTGCGCATTAATTCCCCTGGCGGAGATGTGTTTGAAGCTGAAGCTATGGCCACCATGATCAAACAGCATGGTAACGTACTTGCCCACATTGATGGTTACGCTGCCAGTGCTGCTACTCGTATTGCTAGCGCTGCCAAAAGTGTTGAGATTGCAGAGCAGGGGTTTTATATGATCCACAACGCCTGGACGCTTGCTTATGGCAATAAACACGAGCTCACTGCCACTGCCAGCCTGCTAGATAAAGTAGATCAAACGATCATTGCAGACTATGCAAAAAAAACCAACCAGACCACCGAGCAGATTGTTAGCTGGATGGATGCCGAGACATGGTTTACCGCAAAAGAGGCCGCAGATTATGGCTTTGTAGACACGGTTTATACCGGGACTGCTGATAATGCCAACGCAAAATCTAAAAACTGGAATCTATCAGCCTTCGTCAATGCACCAAAAGCCTTAACAGAACCACCGGCGCCCGAAGAGCCATCCGTTTTAGAACAAGCAAAGAACCAGATTGCAAACAACCAACGCCGTTTGCAATTGTTAGAAATCACTTAACGCTCCTGCGTTTGTGACCAAAGCCCGCTTTTAGCGGGTTTTTTTATGTCCGCTCAACCACTCGAAAGGAATTAGCATGAGCATTCAAGCATTGCGGGAGCAAAAACAAGCTCTCAGTAAAGAAGCCAATAATTTATTGGCTAATCAAGGTGACAAGGTTTGGTCTAAAGAAGACCAAGCCAAGTTTGATGGTATCAGCGACCAGATTGAATTGGTGAATAGCCAAATCGAAGCAACTCAAAAGATGCTCGATGATGCAGTTGATCGCAATTTTAGCGATGCGCCGCGCAAATCAAAAACAGAGCAAACTGAAGCAGAAAAAGCGTTGAATATCTTCTTGCGTAAACAGTCAAAACAGATCAGTACAGAAGAGTTCATGCTGATTCAAAACACCATGAGCACAACCACTGGTTCTGAGGGTGGCTATACGGTAGACACGGAGATTGCTTCTTCTTTAATTGAAACGATTAAAGATTTTGGTGCAATGCGTCGTGTTTCACAGCAAATTCGCACTACCACTGGTGTTGATATGACGTGGCCAACAACAGACGGCACAGCTGAAGAGGGCGAGATCATCGCGCAAAACACAACAGCAACAGACGCTGACATTACGTTTGGTACAGTTGGGTTAAATGTCTACAAGTTTGGCTCAAAAGTCGTTACCGTACCTATCGAGTTGCTGCAAGATAGCAACATCGATGTGCAGGCCCTCGTGTTCAAGCGTTTGGGTGAGCGTGTAGGCCGTATTCAAAACCGCATGTTTACTGTAGGTACAGGTTCTGGCCAACCAAACGGTATTGTTACCGCATCTGGTGTGGGTAAAACCGGCACTACAGGCCAAACCTTAACCGTCATTTATGACGATTTGGTTGATCTGGTAGATGCGATGGATGTGGCATACCTGGATGGTATGTCGCCTAAGTTTATGTTTGGTCAAGCGGTTCGCCGTACTTTGCGTAAATTGAAAGATACGGCCGGCCGTCCAATCTGGACACCATCATATGATGCCGGCATCGGCAAGGGTACGCCAGATTTGCTCATGGGCTATGAAGTTGAAATTAACAACTACATGCCAACGCCTGCGGCCAATGCCAAATCAATCGCTTTTGGTGATTTATCAACCTACCTTATTCGTGATGCAATGGATCTCACACTGTTCAAGTTTGATGATTCTGCATTTATCAAAAAAGGTCAGTTTGGTTTCTTAGCCTGGGCGCGCGCTGGCGGCAACTTGCCAGATGTGAATGGCGTAAAACTCTACCAACACTCAGCAACTTAATAAAAAAGGCGCCATTGTTTCTTACATAGGCGCCTTTCTTTATTTTTAACTCAAGGAATAAATCATGGCAAAAAAATTAGCCCGTGTACTGGTTTCTTTTCATGACGGCGATCTCCTGCTATCACCAAACGATTTGGTTTCAGGTGAAACAGCAATTATTAATGCACATGAAAAGTCAGGTTTAGTTGATGGTGATAAAGGCGCAGTTGCTTATTGCAAATCACTGGAAAAAACACCTGTTGATATTGTTGGTGAAGGCGTTGTTGTAGAGGCTAAACAATCCGCGGAACTTGCAGCAGCGGAACTTGCAGCAGCGGAACTTGCAGCAGCGGAACTTGCAGCAGCGGAACTTGCAGCAGCGGAACTTGCAGCAGCGGAACTT